GATGCTGTGGGTGGTAAGGAGGCTTTCCTACAATGCGTTCGAAATTATATTGAATCGCCCGAAGCCTTCCCAACAGTCAGCCACGCCTTTATCAAGGACGAGGTCTACCCCAGTCGTATATTGAGAGAGAGAAGATCCGGACTATTATAGCTCAAGATCCATTAAACTACTATCTCTCAATGGCTGTCCAGGGTGACTCGGCAAAAAGGCTGGATCCAACTTCTTTCTCAGCTGTCGGTGTTTCTGCATCTCACGGTGAGATGTCTGCGCTCGCGGAAAAACATCTGGCTTATGAACATCATACTGCCATGGATGTCACCGCTATGGATTCAACGGCAGCCGTCGATGCTGTCGGTGTAATTAAGAAGCTACGAAAACTGGGTTTCAAGAACCACCCTCAGAGGGAGGCCATTGAGACAGCGGTTGACGCAACTTACGACAACCTTATCGCTTCTTGGATCATCGACATACATTCCGGACGGGCTCGTTTGAAGAAACAAGGGCTTTCTACCGGCCATGCAACAACAACTCCGTCTAACACTGAATACATGCGGGTGTTAATGTTGTATGCTTGGAAGAATATTACTGGGCGACCATATTCTGAATTTTACGACTGTGTGAAATTTAGCTCATTCTCGGATGACAATTTTTGGTCAACTAGTCTCCCTAGTTCTGTCTTCTCTGGGACCAAGGTCTCAGACTTCTGGTTATCCCGAGGCGTGCAAGTACGCGTCGAGGGTGCTTCTGACGATTTGTCTGATCTTTCATTCCTTGCCAAGAAGTTCTCATTCAATCCCACACACTTGGATGAAGTTGAGACTTACACAGGGATCAGGCCAAAGGTGGCTATCGTGCACGACATCAACAGATTGCTCACCAAGTTCTCCGATTATAAAAAGAAGAACACGTTAAGATATAGATGGGAAAAATTCGCTGCCTTGCAGCTGAACTGCGCCCACTATCCTGACGTGCATTCTAAGGTCGATGGGTATCTTGATGTCCTTGAAAAGTTGCTGCTGAAACGTCAATCTGGAAGAAATTTCATCAAACAGCACCCTCGCACTGCATATGCTGACGTCATGCGACTCATGTATGTTCCAACAGATAAAACAAGATCTGGTCTAATCGTTACGACTCATGAACAGAGCGTGACGGAAAGGATCAAGGACTGGTGGGACACAACACGGGTCGATATTATGACATTTGACTCGACTGCTAACACGTATGGGCGCATCTTATCCCAATTTGCTGGACTGCTTGAAATTGGAGGTCTGAACATTGAAGACCCCGGGCTTTTCTTGAAGAGCTCAGGTGAGATTGAACACGACCCTGAATTCACCTTAGAGCATCATCTCTATTTGCTCAATGGTTGTCCGGAATCTTTTGAAAAGATGGAAATGCTCGCTCAGAAAACACCGTTTTCGACATTTATGGATATACCTGGCTTCTGGGCCAGACGTGAATACTATGATGTCAGTGAAAAAATGAGCAACGCATTACGTGTAAAGGTTGGGTTACTTCTTGGGATTTATACTCTGGTTGCCTGGTTGGAACAGGCTTTGATGTCTGTTCCTGTAATTGGACCACTCTACCGTCTACTTGCGACTGCAAAATATGTAAGTGAGAAGCTCTACTCGAGACTAAATTCTCTATACTACGCTATGTTTGGCGATTCGTCAGTTGTCATATCTTCCATGATGCCGAAAGACAGATATTATGCTTTGAAAGTCATAGCGTACAGGCTCTGGAGTTGCACCACTTCTATTGACGCTTTCGGTTTCGAAGGTGGTATTGACAACGCTCAAGAGTGGGTGGACAGTATCATAAAGTTCGGACAAGACATTCATCAGATTGTTCTGGATTTTGATATTAGTCCATTTTTACCTCAACCTGGGACTGGTGAGCGTGACAAGCAAGGGTTAACAACCAATTGGACAGCTATTGACCATACGGCACAAGTGCTAGAGGCTGAAGAGTTGTTGCATTCTGGGAGGAACCCTATGATCACTGGTCCGCCGGGTGCAGGGAAATCCACAGATTTTGTACTCTGTCTTAAGGATAAGTATGAGACTGTGGTTGTTGCGTGCCCAAGACAGATACTGGTGAAAAACAATCCTGTAGCGCAGACCAGGCTATATGCCGGGTGTGAGGATAATTTCACTAGAGGTTACATAAACTTTGGAACGGCTGGTTACTTACGACGTATTCTTTCCGACCTCCCTGATAACACCATCATAGTGATAGATGAGTTCCACGAACTCGACGAAGACTCACTCTGGTTGTTAGACAGGTACAGGGAGAACTGTGTCGTTGTGACCGCCACTCCGAACTTCTATGGAGCGCAACGTTTTGTAGAGGTCAGATTAACCAAGGGGCGCAATGCTCGGTGGTCAATCATGGACGACCTCCGTGATGGCAAAGGAACACTTCAAGAAGGCTGGGATGCTCTTTTAACATTCAAGGAAACAAACGATCGAGTACTATTCATCTTACCCAGGATCAAAGATGTTGAGGCTGCCGAAAGGCATGCCCAGCAACTCGTTCCAGGAAAGAGATGTTGCTCATTATATCGTGGCAACAATAATGTGACCGAAGCAGATTGGTACTTCGCAACTTCCGTCGTCGACGCCGGAATCAATATACCGGGTGTTTCTGTTGTGATTGACACTGGACAATCCTTAGGTTACAAAAATGGTAAGTTCATATGTCGGCCTTCCTCGCACAACATCAGTGCACAGAGGAGGGGTAGGACTGGACGAACCTGCAATGGAACCTATATAAGGCTGATTTCCCAGTATGACGATTCAAACTGGGACTTTTCAACACCATTTCTGTGTAACTCATGGAGCACAGCTGCCAAATGGGACCCCTCCTTCAAACGAGGGAGGGCCAAGAAAGCTGGAATGTTGGAAAGCCTACC